CAGCGTGTCTGTAACAATGTCCTTACCCATGCGACAAAGCAACCGGGCTATGATTACAGTTACGCGGGACATGACTATTGGCTAACGCGGAACGGTCATGGGGTCGGGTTTTGGGATAGGGAAGCGCTCAACACCGGATCATTCATGGAAGACGGCTCTCTATACACGATAGGTGAATTGTTGACCAAACATTCACAGTATCAGGAACAACATGTTTATCGTGGTGACGATGGCTTGTTGTATCTCGCATAATGGGGCCGCTACAAACAACACTCTATATAGGACTTGCCATAGGCGCGGGCTCTATGTGCATTCAGCTATTGAGGCGTGATAAAGACGCGCCTGTTATAGTTAAACGTATCACACCACAAGAGGCGTTATCCAAACAACATGCAAGGGATTACACTAGAGCATTGCCAGTTGAGCCTGTTGAGGTGCCGCCCGTCGCTAACGATGCGGTTGAGGTGCCGCCTGTTGTCACCACACCACCACCTGTGAAGATAGACGTGTCATTGATTGAGGATGCCATAAGCGCGCTGCGTAATTTGGGATTGACTAAGACTAAGGCAACAAAGATTGTTAACTTTACTTATAAGACGTTCGACAATGAGCCATCACTGAGTGAGTTGATAACAGCGTCAATAAAGACACTAACACCCTAACCACAACAGCACATCATTGAATAAGTTAGCCGCGCTTTGTTGCGGCTTTCTTTATGCGTGTAACATGTTACGTTATCACATAACAACAAAAAGGTACTGTGATGTTATAACATAACCGAGGGTAACGCGCGACCCCGACATTTTACTAGATATAGGAATTTTTACCTATAATTGACAATATGTGGTATAATCCGCTTGAAATCAACCGTAATTGCCCGTAGTTATCCGAATATGGCCGCACCGAAAAAACAACCGATGAAGCTGATAAACGGCACGTATTACATCAATACCGAGGCCGCAGCGCAGCTATGCGGTGTCGCCAAAACGACGGTCATCGCGTGGCGCAAACAGCCCAACGCGCCCCTCTATGATGATGAGTTGAAAATGTACCCGTTACCTGAACTCGGCAAGTGGATCAGGGGCGAACAGATATACAAGAAAGGTAAGGGTGGTAAGTTCCCATGGAAGCCTGACATGAGCCGTTTCCCCGGATCGATAACATCGGTTAAACCGACCCTATCACCTGTGACCATGTTGCCCGGAATGTCTTCAACTCCACCCATCAAGGAAGATCAAGATGATCGCGTCAAGCGTCTTCGCGGTGATAAGTTGGAGATGGAACTTCGTGAACGGGCCGGAGAACTCGTCAATGCTGACGAACTTCTCATAGTCATGTCGTCAATGATGTCTCGCGTGAAGACCCGTCTCATGGGTTTACCCACAGCGCTTGCATCACTCGTCGTCGGCAACACGAACCGTGTTGAGATACAGGCCATGATAGAGGACAGGCTTTACGCGACGCTTGACGAACTATCGACTGATCCTGTCAAAATGATGATAGATGAGAAGACTGACGCCGATGGTGTATGACTTCAAATCACCGTTAGACCTCGTGGTCGCGGCCATGGCCGCCATCAAGCCCCCGCCCCGGATCACCGTATCGGAGTGGGCCGAGACTTACCGTCGCCTGTCACCCGAGAGTTCTGCTTCACCCGGAAAACTGGATTTGAGCGTGACGCCTTATTTCCGTGAGCCGATGGACATGGTGGGTAAGCCCGGTGTGAAGTCGATTGCGTTGATGACGTGCGCCCAAGTCGGGAAGTCCACATTCATCGAAAACATAATCGGTTACTTCACGCATCTCGACCCATGCCCCATCCTTCACATCTCACCAACGCTTGACAGCATGAAGATGTTCTCCAAAGAGCGTTTGGCTCCGATGATCCGCGACACGCCCGTTCTTCGTGATCTGGTCAGGGACG